GTCATGTTCTGTCAAGGGACCAATTGATTTTATATAATCCCTATCAAACACATCCATAATCCCTTCCTTGTAATCAATTATGGCAACTTCAAGCACATCAAATCCAAATGGTTCTGCAGGTACCGACATATTTGCTAAACACTTTTGCCATCCAAACCACTCTGGTTTCATTTTTGGAGCTCGCCAAACATTAGGTTCACCACAAATCTCCATCACCCAAGGAGATATCTTAGACACTTTAAACTCTGTCTTACTCGTAACTTGTCCAGGACATGCTCCGTAGTACGCTATCTGTGAATCTTGAGGCATCCAGTTTAGAGGGCTTTTGGGATGAATGGGCTTATCCTCCAGCACTTGTACTCCAAAGACTTGTTTGTCAAATTTTTCACCATCTCCGGACACAATGACGCCTTCTTTATCTCTCAGTAGCTGTTCTGCAAGCACGTATGCATCCCGCGTGAGGACACCATAACATCCCTTATTCGTGCCTGCTATGCCACCAAGATGAAATCCAGCAATAGTCGAACCTTTTCCATGTGATAACAAAACAGCTCCACACAAACCAGCAAAAGTATTAGTCGTCAAGTCCTTATACTCTCCACCTTCAAAATCACAAACCCCATTGCTCGTGACTTTGGGAATGGCTCTTCCACCACTGACCACTATAGATCCATCTATCTTCCTCCACATCATCGTGAATTCATGTGTTGGTAGATTCTCCATTGGTAGCCAGTTCATGAGGTTCTTGAAAGAACCACCAGAGTGTGCATAACAGACCCTAAAGTCTGTATTTGGAATTAACACACTCTGCCTTTTATGTAACGTACACCTGAACTTACCCCCTGATTGATTGGGGTTTGACTTTCGGAAGATGCACCGTATTTCATCAGTTTCAAAATAATGTGCTGGCAACAACACAACATTCGATCGCACAAATAAAGCATTTGCCATCAGCCTACGATTTTCCGTCGTCTCAACAGAGCCATAAACCAAATTCTTGGCAACAACTTGTGCTAACGTTTTAGTATCAACACAGAAGCTCTGTTTCGTGAGAGGCAGTTCCCTTCTTCCAGGTTCAATCCATGGATTTTCTTCGCTGTCTCTCTTCTGAATATCTTCCAACGTCATAGGCTCAAGCGCACTTTGTACTTTCTTGTTGCCAGTATCAAGTGCATCTTGAATATCTTTTTCCAATTCGG